GTAATGCGGCTCAAGCGCAGGTAAATGCCTCAAATATTCAAAAAGGTCAGGCTGATATACAACAGCAAACTGGTACATTTGCAGATACAGCGAAACAGATTTCCAGTGGGGCTGCAGGTGATACAAACAATGTACAGCAACAGGATTTTGTAAATAGATTAGATACCATTAAACAAATTCTTACCGCGCAAGGTACTAACTTAGACGCAAGTATTAGATCAGAATATACCACATTGGCAAACGCCTTTGATGAGCAAGGTCAGTTAATTACTCAATCTGTTGACCAAAATGGTAATCAAATACGAAGAGGTCTGGATGAGCAAAACATGCTGATTACTAATAGTTATAACGCTCAAGGTCAGCTTGCTGCACAGCAAACAACGAACATTAACCAACTAATGTCGGCATTAGATACGATGGGCTACCGCCAACAAGGTAGTCAGTTTGGGGATCTATCAGCCAATGGACTAGGGATAATGTCTGCCCAACAAAATCAACCGTTTATTAGACAAGATCAACCAATATTTTAAGTAAAAACTAAGGAGCATTTAATGCACCCTGTCAAAATTTCAGAAGATGGTATTAATTTAGTAAAGAAGTTTGAAGGACTTCACAGAGTACAACCAGACGGTATGGTTAGCGCATATCGATGTAGCGCCGGACGGTATACTTGTGGATGGGGCGCGACTCGCGGAGTGCGCTCTGGTACTAAGTGGACTAAAGAATACTGCGAATTACGATTAATTGAAGACCTCAATGACCATGCAAAAGCTATTAAGAAGTATGTACAAGTACCTCTTTCACAAGGACAATATGACAGTCTAGTGTCGTTCATATTCAATTTAGGCGAAGGTGCGTTTCGCAGCTCAACTTTGCTGAAAAAATTGAACAAAGGTCTGTACGACGAAGTTCCTGAACAGATTATGCGCTGGAATAAATGTCGGATTGATGGAAAGCTTACTCCTCTAAAAGGTTTAACTCGACGTAGGGCTGCAGAAGCTGCAATCTTTACTAGAGATGCTCTGATGCCATCGGATGAAGGTGGTCCGGATATGCCTCAGAAGGTAACTTCCGAAGCTCCTAAAAGTTTAATGAAGTCTAAGACTATGGCTGGTGCAGGGATTGCTGGTGCAGCTACAGGTTTGAATGAAGTAGCAGGTCAAATGCAAAGCTTACTACCCTACGCTGATAGCTTGAAGACTATATTTTTAGTCTGTGCAATTGGCGGCATAGCTTTGGCTGCTTATGCAAGATGGAAAGATAATAAAGAAGGCATCCACTAGTGTTTATCTTTGGTAAAATTAAGACCTACATCATTGGTGCATTGGCTCTGGCTATTCCTGTTATTTACGTCATGGGAAAGGTTGTTGGAGCTAATAAAGAGAAGAATAAGATCCTTAAAGATGACCTACAAGCCTCAAAGAAGAAAACTAATTTTTACAAGGCTATTTCAGAACATGAAGAAGATAATATTACTGACCGCCCTAGTCTCATTAAGCGGCTGCGCGGAAACGGTCTATAGAACCGACTTAGAAATTTATTGCCCACCAATAAAACAATACTCAGAAGATTTCACTGAGATTCTGGCTGCAGAGCTAGACGTTTTGCATGAAGATTACGAGGCAATTCCAGAGGTGGTGACCGATTACATACTACTGCGAGATCGTATTCGCCAGTGTGATGCTGAGAAGGAAAAAATAGAATGAAGATTTTTGGGTATGGTTCTGAGGATGGGAATATTTTTGATGCTGTAAAGGATATGACTGACGGTGGTGGTCCAGGTCAACCTGGAGACACCTACGATAACGACAACGATCCTAATAATAAGGTAACTGGTATAGCCGCCGTATCAAATATTGTTACTGGTAATAGCTCCGCAAACAATCCTAACAGCAATAACAACAATGACGATGGTGATGATAGTAGTGGTTCTAGTACAGGAATCACTCCTCTAAATATAATAGCTCCAATAACTTTTATGCCTAAGTTACTTGGTGGCGTCGTTAATTGGATTAATGGTATTGGTCCTGATGATGGCAAAGTAGAGGGGGCTGTAGGAGCTAATGGCGAGGCTTTAGAAGTATTCGCAGGAGGTGAAGACGCTTCAATTAAAAACTATGCTAAGAACTTTCTTGGTCTTCCATATGAAGTTGTTGAAGTAAATGGTCAGTGGGTTGATGCTCTAAAACAACCAGTACATCCTGAAACTGGTGAAAGAATAACATCAGAACAAGTAGAGCTTTTAAAACAACAAGGTATCACCGCAATAAATGGGTATGAATATAATAAAGCCCAAGCCCAAGACTCAGGAGACAATGACTCTGTTAGTGAACTAGAGAAGTATGAAGCAGCCAACGATGGCGAAGGTGAAGATGAAACTGAAGGCGAACCAGAGAAAACTCCTTTAGAGCAAATTCAAGAATGGGCTAAGTCTACAGGGATGGATCTTCAAAATGAAGATATTAAAGCAATTGTGGATGATCCAAATGCATGGGCTAAGAGCCGAAACTTAAATATAGAAGACTTAGTTCCAACCTTAAATGCAAATGCTGAAGGTACTATTCTTGATGGCACAGACGCCAAGTACTCTCTTGGTGAAGCAGATGCTTTAAATATAGAAACTGCCACTGCAGGAGAAGCATCTACAGTTAAATCCGTTACAGCAGCAACCCCAGTGACTTATGAGGCTAGTACAAACCTTGATAAGATGGATGCTTCTTTTGATGTTAACGCAGCTACCGGAACAATAGACGATGACAATCTAGTAGATGCTTCAACTATAGTCACTGATATGCAAGGTGCAGCTACTGGCGTAAATGCAGATGGTACAATTAACTACACTGGTGTAGCAGCTAATGATTATGCCACACAAAAATTTAGCTCTATCATCGATACTTCTACAGTAAGCGGTAAGAATTTAGCCAAGGCGCTGGGCGAAGGTAACTATGTAGACGAAAAAGCTACAATAGCTGGGCAGATGAAAATCATCTCTGAGCAATTTGTAAACGATCAGGGTCAAGCTGTGATACCAAAATGGGCGCAGAAGATGGCTAGATCAGTAGCACAGACTATGGCTTTTGATGGTATTAGTGGATCAGCCCAGACCTCTGCAATGGCTACAGCTATTATGGAAGCTACTCTAGGGATAGCAGAGAAAGAAGCTTCCTTTTTTCAGACACTTACAACAAAGAACTTAGACAACCGCCAGCAAGCTATTATTAATAAAGCAAACATACTATCTCGCTTTGAGGTAGCTAACTTAGGCGCACGACAGGCGGCTGCAGTACAGAATGCTAAGTCTTTCTTAGAGATGGACTTAAAGAACTTAACTAATGAGCAACAGGCAGAAGTAATAAATAAACAGGCTAAGACTCAAGCTTTGTTTGAGGACAGTAAGATCATTAATGCCCAGCGCCTATTTACTGCAGAACAAACAAATGATTTCAATAAGTTTTACGATGAGCTTAATGTAGCAGTGGAGAAACACAACTCTTCTGAGATTAATGCTATGAAGAGGTTTAACGCTGGCGAGATTAACGATACTAGAGAGTTTAATGCAGAGTTAGAAGACGCTAGAGCGCGGTTCTACTCAACCATGCAGTATAATATTGATACAGCTAATGCGAAATGGAGACAGGAAGTTACTGTAAAACAATTCCAAGCAACCGTCGATGCTATAAGTTCAGATGTAAAAAACTCGTTAGACTTAGCTACAGAAGGTATGAACCAGTTGTGGGATCGTACAGATAGCTTACTAGACTTTATATTTCGCAAAGAAGAAGGGGATGCTAATCGCACAGTTACCTTGTTAGGATCTCAACTATCGGCCCAAGCACAACAACAAGGCGGCTCTAGCTGGTGGGAATTAGCTCTTGGTATTGGTGGCGCGTTTGCAGGTACAGGCACAGGATCAAAATTCATAGTAGATTTTATTAAAGGCCTCAGTGATGTTAGGCTTAAAAAGAATGTTCGTAAGATAGATACTATAAATGGTATCAACATATATTCATGGCAATGGAATGATGAAGGTCTTCGGTTGGGTGCAGACCAAAACCATACTACTGGTTTTATAGCCCAAGACCTTATGAAAACTCACCCAGAAGCAATCTCTAAACATGATAGCGGCTATCTAATGGTAGACTATAAGGCGGTACAC